TTGGAATCCGCGCCTTTCACCTACGCCGCCCGTTCCAGACGGACGGCTTCGGTGAATTTTCCGGCATCGGTTCGCGCTTCATCGCAGGTGAGCGATCCGTGACCGCTCAAGTTCTGGCCCGCTCCACGCGCTTGAAGTCCCGCCTCCCCGGCGGTACTGAACTTCAGGATATTTTTGGCTGCGTTCACATCCCGGTCGTGTCGCGCTCCGCAATCGGGGCACGTCCATTGGCGCACCGACAGCGGCATTTTTTGCTGATACGAACCGCAGTCGCTACAGGTCTTGCTACTCGGAAACCAGCGATCCACCACCACCACGGTTCGCCCGTTCCAATCGGCTTTGTAGTCGATTTGGCGGCGCAACTCGCCCATGCCGACATCCGCTATCGCGCCCGCCAGGTGGTGATTCTTGACCATGCCCTTGACGTGCAAATCCTCCAGCACGATCACGTCGGCGCTTTTCACGAGGGCCGTGGTGGTCTTGTGCAGGAAATCAGCGCGCATCGCCGCAATGTGGGCGTGAATCCGCGCTACTTTGAGCCGTTGCCGGTTGCGGCGGTGGCTGCCCTTCGTCATCCGGGCCAGACGCCGTTGCTGGCGCTTCAGGTGGCGCAACTGACTCTTCAGATGGCGCGGATTGCCCGACTTGACCGCGTGTTCACCATCCCAACTCACCACCACATCCTTGATGCCCAAATCCAGCCCGACCGCTTTGCCGGTCAGCGGCATCGGCTGAAGCGCCACTTCGCAGGCGAAACTGACGAAATAGCGCCCGTCCGGGTTTTTGCTGACGGTCGCCATTTTCGGAACGCCCGCAGGAACTTGCGACCAGCGGATGTTGAGCGCGCCGAGCTTGGGCAACTTCAGGCATTCACCGGCTTGGTAGGTGCGCTCAATCTGGCGTTGATCCAGTTGATAGCGTACCGCTTGCCGGTCATACCGGGATTTGAACCGGGGATAGCGCCCGCGCTTTTCAAAGAAATTCTTGAACGCCTTATCCTGATCCATCAGGCATTGAGTGAGACAGCACGCAGCCGAATCCGCCAACCACGGAAATTCACCGCGTTTCCATTCGGTGACTTGCCGATTCAGCGAAACGTAGTTATGGCGCTCCTGGCGCTCTTCCCAGGCTTTGCTGCGCAAGTCCAGACAACGGTTCCAGACAAACCGGGCATTGCCAAATTCCACCGCCAACTGCCGCCGCTGGGCGGCATCGGGATAAATTCTGAACTTGTAGGCTTTGAGTCGTGTTACCATGCTGCAATCCTAACACAACGGCATGGTGACGACAATGGAAAGAGTACCGCTCAACGTGCGCATCGACCGCGCCCTTCGAGAACAACTCCAAGAGTTGGCCCGCGAACAGAACCGAACCTTGAGCAATCTGGTGGAAACCGAGTTGAAGCGGTTAGTAGCAACCACGGGAAACCCCGCGCAAACCGAGCCGAAAAACCGGCGCGGATAAAGTATCAAGAACCGCCGGACGCCCTGCTCCATGCCGATTCGCAACGGCGAGTTGCCTGGCGAATCGGGTCATTACGCAATGGCTCAAGCCGGCGGGGTCGTCACGCATCCCTGCGTTCCTTCAANNAATGATCGATATAAGTTTGCGCATGGCTGTTTCCTTGCGTTTTTTATGTGTCAGAAACAGCGTAGCAGGGCAGCGCGGCCGGTCAAGCTGGCGGTTTCGTCGGCACAGCATCTAATCAGATCGCCCAATCTTTCATCGCGGCGATCCGGTACACGGTGGCCGGATGCGCGCCGACTTGCGCGGCGATGGTCTTCGCTGGCAAGCCCGCCGCGATGGCGTCTTTGATTTTCCGCTCCCGCTCGGCGCGCTCCCCGGCGTCGGCGCGGGCGATGTGGACCCGCTCCCCGGCCCAGCGCTGCCGGACCTTGGCGAACACCGGCCGCAGCTTGTCCAGCGGGTCGGCGATCCCCAGCGTCCGCAGCAGCGCGGCGGTTTCCGCCAGGGCTTCGGAGAGTGGGTCGGATGGGGGGAGCATGGGCGGGCTTGGTCGTTATGCCTATTCGTCATCTCCGGCCGTTTCGATCTCGCCGCTGGCGTGAAGCGAAATCAGTTTATGGCCGGCGCGTCCGTAGCTCGCCACCCATACCGGCGTCAATGCGCCCATCACGTAATTTCCGCCCTTGTACCCTTCAAACACTTTGCCCATCGCCGCCTTACACTCGGCCAGCAATTCGGCCGCTGGGCGCTGGCCTTCGCCTTTCTCAAACGCCAAGTCGCTGTAGTAGCCTCGGTAGCTATGCGCGCTTTTCAGGTTCGCAACGCACGCGCCTTTCGGCATCGCTTCAAGATCAGCGATCAGCTTGCCGAGCGTCATTTGTGTTTCGGCGCGCTCTCGCTGCCATTGCGCATTCAAACCGTCAATCAAAACCGAAATATCCATTCTTTTCTCCTTATCAAAATAACTACAAACTCCAACTGCGTTGATCGGCGCGCGGGCGCGGCGGGCGTTTGGCCGGCGGCGCTTTGGGCGCGGGCGGTTGCGGGGCGGGTTCGCCGTCGCCGATCAAGTCGATGGCGACGGCGCTGCGCTCCGGGTCCGCCCAGGCGGGCGGCTTGTCCCAGTTGATGTGCTCGGCGCGGACCATCAGGGCCACGGCGTGGTTATAAACGCAGAGGTCAAACGCCTCGTTTCGGTCGTTGCTGAGGTTTTCCCAGCCCTTGGCGGTGCGGGTTTCGGCCGCGAGTTCGTCGAAAAACCACGGCCCCAGCCAGTTCGGGAAATGGATGTAGCCCGGACCCGGCTCGGCGCGCTCCAGGTCGGCGGCGAGGCTGTCTTTGAGGATCATGGTATTCAACATCCATACCGGCACCTCGCCCATGGCGTTGGCCTTGCGATCCGCGCGGGCGCTGGAATCGGGAAAGGTGCGGCTGATGCGGGGTCCGCCATGGCTGCCGCCTTTCACCAGCATGACCCGCGCGCCGAGGCCGACGCTGCGGGCCTGCCGCCAGAAGGCGTAAGCGCGCTCGGTCACGCCGGCCTTGCCGCCCGAATCCACCGCGACCGCCACCGGGATCAGGCCGCGATCCGCGCGCTCGGCGAACGGGTAGGGCTTGCAGGCGACTTGATCGAGCAGGATGGACCAGTCCGGCAACTGGCGGGCGGGGTCGATGGGCTCCGGTTCGCCGTTGCCGCCGAGGCGCCGCGACCAGCGCAGGTTGTAGCGGTCGATCAGCCAGCGCTCGTTGCCCGGCCCCCAGCCCATCACCTGCACCACGAAGCGGTCTTTTTGCACGTCCACGGCGGCGGTGAGGTAGCGCACATCGGGCGGGACGGTGCGCTTCTCCAGGTCTTCGGCGCGGCCGGCCAGCACCCGGCCATCGCGCAAGACGTTCAGGTTGCGCGGCCGGTAGGCGGTGCCAAAATCGGTGGTGACCAGGGCTTGCAGCGGCTTTTCGTCGCCGGTGCGCTCCAGGGTCTTGGCCGCTTGGTCGTAGCGCTGCACCAAGCTATCCCAGGACTGGTAGGCGGCGGCGGGGCCGGTGAGCCAGTACGAGCCGAGCGCGGTGACCGGCGCATCGCCGGAGATTTCGCCGCGCCGGTCGATGGTCTGCCCGTCGCCCAGCCAGTCGCCTTTGGCGTTCATGCGGGGCTTGCGGTCGGCGGGGATGACGCAGCCGCAGTGCGGGCAGATCAGGCCGGCGTGGCCGTCCACGATGGCGAATGCGTCACGGGCCGGCGCGGCGGTGAAGTAGTCAAGGCAATGGTGGCATGGCCAGTACCATCGGTTGCGGTCGCCCTGGTTGTAAATGGCGAAAATTCCGCCGCAGGGCGGGCCTTCGTGCGGGTTGTCGTGCTGCCATTTCGGGTCGGAGAGGATCTTGCCGGGGCTGGACTCCACCAGGACTTTGCCGGCCGACATGAAGGTTTGGGTCCGCTTGCGGGCCGGCACGAACACATCGCCCTCGCGGCCAACGTCTTCCGGGAAACGGTCGTAGTCGGTCAGGCAAACGTAGCGGATGTCGAAGCTGGAAAGCTGGGTGATGCTGGGCCAGCCGATGGAGAGCGTCATGCCGTGTCGATAGCGCTTGCCGAACACGTTGTCGTCGCTGGCGTAGGGGGACAGGCGCTCGCGCATCGCCGGGGAGTGCTCGTTGAGCCGGTCGATGCGGGTCTGGCTGTAGCGCTGCGCGGTGGCTTGGGTCATGTGGATGATGTGCATGTCGCCGGGATCACACACCACGGCATAGACCAGGAAGCCATCGACCAGGGCGGCGGTCTTGCCGCTGCGCGAGGGTCCGACGAACACCACGCCCTCGACCGAGCGGTCGGCTAGGCGGTTCATCGGTTTGACCATGTACGGCGTGCGCTCGCGATTCCAGTTCTCGTTCGATCCGCCGGGTAGGTAGATGCGCATGTGCTGCTCAACCGCATCGACGACCGGGATGCGGCGGGGCGGGCGCAGGATTTCGGCGGCGCCGCGCATGATCTCGGAGCAGGAGGCAAAGCTAGCCATCGGCGGATTCCAGCGACGACAGCAGCGAGGCGTAGAGGTTTTCGCGGGCGCCATCGATGGCGCGCTGCACGGCGGTGACGGCGGCGGGCGGCAGGGCGAAATCGCGCTCCAGGGTGTCGGGCAGCGTGTCGAGCGTCTGTGATAAGCGCTTGAACGCTTCGCCGACCGACCGCTCCACGGCGGCGGCTGGGACCATCTTGCGAATGTCTTCTGCCAGCTTGATCTTTTCCCGCTGGGCGCGGTAGTAGTCGAGCTGCTCCTTTGGGTCCATATTCGCCGGGTCAAGATTTTTGTTTTTCGCGGCCACGAGGTGGGCGAGCGCGCGAAATCCATCGCTCAGATGCCATACCCGAATGCCGTTGTGCATTTGCGACGGCGCAGTTTCGAGCGCTTGAGCGGTCAGGCGCCGATCAAGCTTGAGCACGTCGCTGTATCGCGTGGCGTGCCACAACAGGCTGTCGATGGGGATTGGAGATGCTGGCATGTGGCCTGTAAGTGTTTGCTTTGTATGTCGAAAAAGTCTGTTTTTCCGGGCCTCGGCGCGATTACC